CCCGCCACTCCAGCAGCCTTGCCGTTGGGAACCTTAAAATAAACACAACTTCCATATGCGGAATTAAAATATGATTGGATACAAACTGCTTCTGCAGATAATCCTGTTGTCTCTTCCACCTCACGTCTGTCTTCCCAGCGGAGGTTTAACCCCACACTTAGAGCTAGCTCTGGAGTGCAGGGTTGTATATACTTACCTTCGTACATGTCTTCTTTGGTTATAAATGCCGTCCCAGCTAGCTGAGATTAAAGCGGTGGAAAATGGATCTGGTATTTTTATTTGTAAATTATATTTAGTATTTTTCTTTTGTATAGGTACTCTAACAGACTTATTAAGGTCTGAAGGTATTTCACCAATCTCAGATAAACCAGCTATCATACCTGATTCATATTGAATATAATCATCAAACTCTTTAGTTACTACACCAGTGTCATCAGTATAAGAATTCTTAGCTGTTAGGTGGAACTCCAGTGGACCAGAGACACCTAAATCAAAGTTAAGAGCAGATATCTTTAATGAACCATTTGTGTCAAACTTATTAGCATCCAATGCTAAATGGTAATCAGGTAATTCTATAGTACTTGTGTACTTATAACCTACAGCTACTTGCCATCCAGTCATATTAATACCGTTAAAGGTAGCACTATTGGTACCAACAGAATCAGCTTTAACTACTGCACCTGCATAATCTCCGTCTAAACCTATTGCATAGAAATTAGTAGGAGCAGTAGGTGTGTAAGGTAAAGTCAAAACAGTTTTCTCTGTATTAGCACCACCAGCTGCAGTATATGTGATATCAGATCCTGATGGTATAGCCATATTATCTAAACAAGCTTCAAACCATCGAGCTGTATGTAACGGTGAGCCTACATTAGTCTCAATACCACCTACAGTATATGCTCTAGTCACTGAACCATCTGTAACATATTCATGTCTACATAATATATAATCATTATTTTGTTTGGTAACAACATAGAAACTACCAGCAGTATATACCATATGTTGTAGAGTACCTGTTAAAGTCCAGCTATACCAAGCAGACTGATCTCTCTGTTGTCCAGAATCAAAGTATTTATAATGGTAAAGTTGAGATGAAGTTTTCTTACCAAAGGTGACAATACCTAAAGATGTTGAGTTAGCTGTCATAGTGACATCTTTTGGTATATACTCAGGTACAACTCTAGTTTGTTCTAACACCTGTGGTGGTATATCATCATCTAATATCGTTGCTTCATATGCTCTAGTATATGCAGATACACCAGAAGTAAACATAACTGATGTACCCATATCTCTAGGTTGTAAAGAAGCATCACATTCATAACTAGCTATTTTTTTTAAGCGAGCAGTTTTAGGACTAAATATATCTGACTCTGTAAATAATATGAATTGACCATGATCACTAAACAACATCAACCCTTTTTGTATAGGTAATGTATGGTTAATAAATGCAGGTTTAATATCAGAGACAGTAATATCAATAGGGTTATCATCACTGGTAGTAATAGCAGAGACAATAAAGAAATTAAAGTAATCTCCAGGCCTACTTAGTATTATTTGTTCATTTGCAACCATCCCTAACCTATTTCTATGGAAAAATATTTTCTGAATATTTAAGCCATTAAAACTAGGAAATGGATTTGTTACATCATCACCTACATCTCTATCTTTCCAGTAATTATCAGTTGTACCTCTAGTAGCATAATCTAATTTCTTAAATGTAAAGGTACCAACTCCAGTTGAAGGATCTGTATCCCTATTATTAACAAGAGCATGTGGCATTGTATCAGGATTCAACCCTAAAACCATAGGGTCGCTGTTATCTGAAAAGTTATGTGGCCTTACACATTCTTCCCATTTACCAGAACCACCAGCAGTTGCTGCATTACTACCATCAAAGTTATCTGCTATAAATTTTACATAATAGTTATCAGTTTCTACATCACTATCGTTAGCCACCTGTACAATATAACCATGTTTACATTGAGATGGTAATCGACCAATATCCTGTGCAGTATTACCTATCACATTCATGTGTTCATTTACAGCACCTCCGAGGAAGTTTATTTTAGGAGCATTGTCACCATCTAAATATAAACCATTACCAAACAACTCACCTGCAACACCAGTTACATTAGATAAACCAGCTTTTAATCCTTCAAGAATTTTAAGCATGTTGAGGCTACCTTCATCTGGATTGCGGGGAGTCTTATAAAAAGCTATATTAGCTACATCTTCATAAGTTTCTACATCCTCAACAGCTTCTACCTGTACTCGGTAGTTCTGTCCTTCAATAGTTATATCTTGATATTTTGCTTCAGCAGCTGCATCCGTCTCAACTTTTATAATACCGCCATCTTTCAATGTAACTTGTGCTGTATAACGTGTTCTATAGATTTGAGTAAAACCTATAAAGTCCGAACCAGTACCTGTAGTAACACCAGTTTTGTTACCAGCGTTGTCAATAGTACCAGTGTTAGGTGCTGCAACTGCCCAGTTATACTGTTGTTTTTCTACATAAGACGCAGCGTTAACTGTTACATGTCCTTCAATGTTTTCACAAGCAGCATCCGTTTTAAATGAAAACTGAGCTAAACCTGCAAACTCACCATTTAGTTTAGATGAGTCCCATGTATTACCACCAGGAATTTCTTGGTATAACCATTTAACAGTATTATCTGTTATCTCATCTGACCCTGTACCAGTTGGTCCACCTGACCCTGCTGATTCTCCTTCTACAACACACTGGTAAATTTTACCGCTATCGTTAGTGACAAAATCCCCTTGTTTATAATCGGTTCCTGATGCCCAATTAGGTGCAGACGCTGGTCCTCTCCACTCTACCTTTAATGCTGTTGCTCTACGGTAAGTTTTAGGTGTTGGTGGAGTAGCACCTTGGTATAACACATACTCAGTATTATAAGCAATAGTATCTAACCTAGCAAAAGCATAATTCCCACTATCTAATGGGACATCAGTAGTACCAGTTGTACCAACCGTTTTCTGTGGGTTGGTGATCATTGTATAGTCTTGGATACTTTGCAGTGAATACGGACTGGTGGCTCCTGATAAATAAGAAAACAAAGGATCCCCACTATTATTACTAAGGGTTTGCTCAACACCAGTTAATAGATCCCAGACTCTTATCCATTTAGATAAAGTTGAGTCATAGTCCCATCTAGCAGCATTATCTGTTATATTAGATCCAGTACCTGTAGGTCCACCTGAACCTGCTGAAGCACCAGCTTGATCACAAACATATACTTTCCCGTTATCATTATGTACTGTATCACCTACTGCATAAGTGGTATTAGCTTTCCAATCAGCATGTGCTGTTATCTGTATTAAATACTTTTCATCTCCATCTCTTAATATCTCATACCAATACCCATCTGCATTAGCATTAGTTAGTTTTTTTACAAATTCCCCAGGAGGTCGTTTCATTAACCCAAAGGTTACGTCAGGGACAGCATTATCACATACTCTTAGCTGCCCAGGAAATTTAATTGTATCTGGTTGTTGTGATACTCCTCCTAAAAAGTTAGGAATACGTTGATTGACTGCTACCATTACCTTCTCTGTAGAACTTTATATGGTCTGTAAACAGTGCTAGCATTTGTTCTACCTTCTTGGTTATTGAAGATATTATAGTCACCTTGCTGGGTGTCATACTCTAATGCTACAGCCCTTGCTTGGGCTTCATCTGCTGCGATAAGCTCTGCAGCCTCGGCGTTGTTTACCATGCGGTTAGAAGCGATCCTAGAGGCTCTGACGGTTATATAATCTTGGAACACCTGTGGTATATCACCAAAGTTCATCATCCAAATTATATCAACATAGATTTTATCACCAGATGTATTTGTAAATTCATAAGTATGATCATGTAAATCATACAATTTAGTAATACCATTATCAGATTTTCTAATAGTATCAAATGCATCAGGGTGCCTAAACCTATTAAGGTCTATTTGTAGTACATTAGGGGGTACAATACAATGATTGTTAGCATCTAATGTAATAGGATATTGTGTTTCAGTGTTGAATTTCCAGCCTTCTGCTAATATCTCACGGCAGACTTGCTGCAGAGTTTTTTGTGCAATAGCCACTTCAGGACTTTGTACTTCTAAAGTATTAACAGGTGACTCTCCAACACTCATCAATATAGAGTTTACTGCATCCAGTTCGGTGGACGCTCCATATGATATGCTTGCCATAAGAATAAAAAAGGGAGCCGAAGCCCCCTGTATAAATGAATAAAATTATTAAGCGTTAGCTGGGTATGTAGTACCAAACGCACTATCAGCTGTACCTGTATGTAGCTCAACGCAAGCAGCTGGGTTAAGGAAATCGGCTCCCATAGCGAGTCTACCGAGAATTACGTCTCCTTGGTAAATCACTGAAACGTCCCCAGAAGTTACTTGAACCTGTGGTCCAATTGCTTCGACAACACCTGCACCTTCTCTTTGGAAGATAAGTCCACAAGATTTATCAAAGGCATTTTGAGCACCGTAGTTATTATTAATACCAGATGCAGAAGCTGTTGCTGCTTCAAGTTCAGTTGTACTACCTACAAACGAACCCTTGTTACCAGGATCTAAAGGTTGGTTAGTACCAGTTCCGTATAATACACCGTAGTTACCTTGGAAAGGTATGTTCATTGACTTGAAGATCTTAATGCCTGCAATTTCAATGATACCTTGACCAGACTGTAAGGATGAACCCTGTGAGTCACGGTTAACTAGACCACCGTCACCAGTGTTTTGGATAAGTGCATAGTATTGACGTGGGTTAAGTACGGCAACCCGACCATCACCGCTTACACCTTTTTCATCAAGTGCTGCAGCAGCATTATAGAAAGCTGTGATCAACTTAGTAGCAACAAATGCATCTCCAAGGTCATCACCAACTTTGATCTGTGTTCCACCAGGTTCGTCAAATGTTGAGTCAGCTTTACCGACTGGAGATTCCTGACGAGCACCTTTGGCGATTGCTCTAAAGGTTAGACGGTCATACTTCTCAGCGAGGGCATAGCCAATCTTCCTAGAGATCTCACCACGTAGGTCGTAGTGTGCTAGTGTTTCATCTAGTTCATACACGAACGCAGAACTAATAAGTAGATCATCAATTGTGATGGTCTTTTCAGCTACTGGAGGTGCTCCATCACTGTTACCAAGTATGGACTGGCCAGGAACATGGTACTCAGCTGTGGTTCTACCTGTGTAGATGAATTGTAAACTCTTACCGCTTTTAAGAGTTCTCTTTGTTACAAGATCCCTTGCGATTGTATTACGCTGGAATCCTTTGAACATTTCGCCACTGAACAGTTTAAGATATAAAGCTCTTGAATCGTTAGCGGCATTTAGTTGGCCAGGCCGTGTCAGATCGGCTAAAGGCTCGTTACTATTTTGATGTGCCATTGTTATGGATAATGTTTATATTGACTATCTCTGTACAGAAATTAAAATTGAATTTTGTAGGTCTATCCCTACCGTCTAGACGGCAAAAGGTATCCAGCGTACTGGGCTTATGCCAATTACAGAGAGGTCCGACACTGAGGTGCCTCTCTGCTATGGAAGTTCACATGAAGAATTTCCACGTGTAAAAAAAAGGCTAACGCTCCAAAGAGGATTAGCCATAAACTATTAAAGTTTTTCAACCTACCAATGCTTCCTCTAAAGATCGAGGGAAATCCCCCTCATCTACCCCAGGAGGTTGATAATCACTGGGCATCGT